CAGTCCACTGTTCGACCTGCTTCTGGTGCGTTTCAGCCTGCCGCTGTTGCATCTTGACTGCAACGTCGGCGACCTTCTGCGCAGTAGCCTGGTCGAGCTTCAGTTCCTTCGCTACGGCGGAGAACTCTTCGGCAGCTGCCTTGTCAAGTTCAACACCGTCTGGCATCTCAAACGCGTAGCTCTCGGGCACTGCAGGAGCAGCAGGCGCGGGGGCTGGTGCGTTGGCTGGGGCAGCTGGTGCGGCCGCTGGTGCAGTCGCTGGCGCAGCGCTTGGGGCCGGTGCCGTGGCGGGCGCAGGGGCGCCAGCGTACAAGTCCTGGTTTCCGCCTTGGGGTGTTGGAGCGGCGGCTCCCGTAACTTCAGTTGTCATTGCCCTGGTGTTCTTTCAATAGTTTGAAGTAAAGCTCAGGTGTCAGCTCCATGATCTCGGACATCAGCATCAAACCGACTGTGCGCTTGCCCTCGTTGAACGACATCAGCGATCCGCTGTGGTTGTACGACGAGCGATACACGCCGGTGTGTGCCAGAAGCCGGTGCATGAAACGGCGCCCCTGTGCATGGGCCATCAGCCACTTGAAGTCTTCAGCCTCGCGTCGGCGCGCTTCCGTCACGTTCAGCTGTTCAGCTTCGCGTGCGCGGTCGGTTGCGTCGGTGTCGGTTGGGTCGTTCATGGTCAATGTGGCTGGATGCTAAATGCCCTTCACTTCTTCACGGATACGGTCACACGTTCAGTGGCGTGACGTAGGCGCTGCCCGCGCTGCCGATGAACGCCAGGCGGTTGCCGGGGGCCATGCTGATGCGGTACGGGACGTTGGGCGCCAGGGGGATGTCGGTCGTCGCCACGGCGGTGGGGTTCAAGCCCTGCCGCACGAAGGTCAACGCGGTCACGGTCACCAGCGCGATGCCGGTGGGGATGACTTGCGACTGGGCGCTGGCAGCGCTGGTCACGACGGTGGTGGTCAGACCGCCGTTGTCCACGGCCAGGTCGAAACTTAGGGGATAGCTCATTGTGCAACCTCGGTTGGTGTTGGGCTTGCATAGCCCGAAAAGAGACCCAGCACGTCCTGCATCCCGGCCGTGTTGATCTCGCTGGCGACCTTGGCCGTGTCGACCACAGCGGGCATGGCGGCTGCCTGTGCCTGCTGGGCCTGCTGGGCAGCCCGCGTGCTGCGCATCTCGGCCACCTTGGCGTCGGACACGATTAGCTTGGGGTTGACGCCGAACATGTCGGCGTAGTCGTCCACGACCTGGTCGAAGTCGATCTTGTCCACGACGCCTGGCGCCAGGCCCGCGACGCTGCCCACGGTGGACAGCAAGCGATCCACACCACCGGCAGCCACAGCACGTTGCGCTTGCGCCAGCACGCTGATGAACTCGACCTGAATGTCCATGCCTTCCAGCTCTCGCGGTGCAGGCGGCAGGATGCCAGCCTGAGAGGCACGGTCGAAGGCCATGTCGATCAACGGGGACAGCAGCTCGTTGTGCAGGCGCTCCAGCACAGGGCCAAGGGCCAGCAGCTTTTCCTCGTGGCGCTCGGTGATCTCCGTGGCGGTGGTGCCGCTGCGGGTGTCGTTGGCCAGCATCAGGAACAGGTCAGCGTAGTAGCCCTGGCGGATACGGTCGCGCACGTCCTGGATGTCCATGAGCAAGTGCTGCATGTTCAGGGTCACGTCGTAGGCTGTACGCACGCCGGTGCCTGGCCCTGGCGCGTCCACGTAGAAGATGCCACCGGGCAGCCGGGAGCGCTGGGCTTCCTTGTACGCGGTCGGCACCTGCAGGGGTGGGTTCACCTGGTAGTCGATGGCCTGGCCCTTGCGCAGCTGCTGGTGTTGCAGCTGCTTCACGTCGCCCAGCACGTCCATGCCGGGGCTGTGCCCGTAGATGTCGTTGCCGGTGAGAATCCAGCGGGGCGCCAGCACGGGGAAAGCCTTGAAGCCAGACTCGGACAGGTAGTTCTCGTTGTCGCCCTTGGACGGCTCGAAGTAGCACGACGAGAACGGCATGTTCTTGCCGTCGCGCTTGGTCATGTCGCGCTGGCTGGCAGCACGCGGTTCGACGAGGTGGATCACAGTGACCCACTGGTCGAAGGCCCGGCGATCCCACAGGTTCTTCACTGTGGTGCTACAGTTTTTGTAGCCGAACTGCTTGACCATCTGGCCGACAGTCATCTGGTATTCGCGGCACAGCGTGTCCACGAAGCCCTTGTCGTTGTGGCCCAGCGCGTACTCACCCACGGTCATGGGGTAGTGGTGGATCACGTTCTCGAAGTCGGGCAACACCACGCTGGCAGCGGTGCCGAAGAGGCCCAGCTCTTCGTACATCCCGTGCAGCGTGCGGTAGGTGTTCGACGCCGCGAAGATGCGACGCAGGATGGCCTGGCACTCGAACAGCCAGGTCTTCACCGCCTCGGACTCCATCAACTTCTTGTCGGGAATCTCAAGGCGGAACCATGGTCGCGCGGGGCTGGTCATGCCCGACATCATCCCGGCAGCCAGCGTGCGCGAAGCGAACACCGCCGTGTTGTCGAGGATGTTGTGGCGCTTCTTGTCGCCACGGTTGCGGTCGGATGCACTGAAACGCCCCGCGCGGGGCTGCTGGTATTCGCTGATCTCTTGCCAGTGGCTCAGCCAGCTGGCGCGCTCGTTCCACAGTGCCTGCTTGCGGGCGAGTTTGCGCCCACGGCCACTGTCGGGGCCGGAGTCGTCAAAGCCTTCGCCGTACACGTTTAGCCGCCCAGCAAGGTGTTGCGGCCCAGGTCAGGCGCAGCAGCGCCAGTGGGGCCAGTCAGCAGCGTGCCGCTGGAGTTGCCAGCGGAAGCCCGACGGCGCTTGGCTGCGTCGTTCAACGCAGCGCTGTCAGGCGCCTGCACCTCTTGGGGTGGTGGGGGTGGTGGCGGGATGTTGGGGGAGCTGCACATGGTTGGGCCTCGGTTGGGGTTGATCGGTCAGCTGTACGGGTTGTAATCGAGACACGGCGCGTCATGGATACCCGCCGACCGGAGCTGCGCCATCTTGGGGGTTGGGATGGCAGCCTGCACCACTGCCGTCGCGCGGTCAGGCGAACGGCCGACGCGGTCGATGATGTCCTGCCGCGATTCGATCTTGATGGTGGTGCCCGACATCTCCCAACGCGGTGCCGCCAGCTCGGCAGCCAGGTCTTTGTCAGGTGGCAGCGCCACGCCCATGTCGTACTGCGGGTCGAGCAGTTCGCGGAAGCGCCACCACATCTCGGCCCGCTGGTTCAGGAACGTCAGGCGCCCAGAGCGGTCACGCCCCAGCGCCTTCTCCGACACGTTGACGCCGTACACCGGGTGGGTTGACTTCAGGATGTCGTAGGGGCTGGCGCCCACACCGATCACGTCCAGGTGAATCGGCGCCTCGTGGCGGTGGTGCGCGATCACCAGGCCTGCCACCGCTTGGCCATCAGGCGTGCCCTTGCCTGGCTCGGTCTTCACCTCGTCGTACCAGTGCTCGGTATCTGGCGTCTTGTAGCGGAACGCCAGCGTCGTGTTGTCCTTGCCACCTCGCGCCACGTCCACGCCCATGGCCAGCATCTCGCCCTTGGGGCTGCGGGGCTTCCACCGGGCTTGGGCGGCTTCGATCCAGGCGGTGGGGATGACCTGCCAGGGGTCGTCGGTCATACCGGCCTGGAAGTCGCCGTACAGCATCTGGCTGCGCAGTGGCTCGGGCATGGCCTGCAGCACGCGCAGGTAGCCGCTGTTGGCCAGGTACGGGTTGTCGCTGATCTTGGACGGGATGAAGGTGCGCGACTGGGGTGTCACGATGTCTTCAGGCGTGTAGTCGCAGGGGTCGAAGTCGTAGACCAGCTGGCCATCGCGGATGATGCAGGGCGTGGTGTCCTTGACCCACTCGTAGCGGTAGGTCTCGTTCTCACCCGGCACCGTCACGCAGTACCGCAGCACGCCAGGCTTGGTCGGGTAGAGGGGGTGCTTCTTGTCGATCCACGGGCCGAAGAAGTCAACGATCCATCGACCCTCGGCGCTCGTCGGCGGGTTGAACGTCAGCAGCGCCTGGCTGCGCACGCCCTCGCGGGTCGAGCGGTTCCAGCCCAGCAAGAAGTTGACCTGGTGCTCCAGGAAGTTGGCTGCCTCGTCGAACACCAGCAGGTCATGCGGGTTGCCCTGGTGCTTGGTCTCGTCGCCCAGGTTGGGGCACGATCCGAACTCGATGTCCACCTTGCGCGGGCCAGCCTTGGCCCACCGCTTAGCCTGGCCGTTGTAGCCGTCGCTGCTGCCTAGCAGGCTCTCCAGGCGTCGCAGCACGCCCTTCAGTTGGGTGGCCTCGCGTCGCAGGATCAAGCACTCGAAGTGCTTGGTCAACGCCTTGCCCACCGCCAGGTCGGTCTTGCCCCCGCCAGCTGAGCCACCGTAGCCGATCACGTCAGCGGTGGACTCGTAGGCGATGGTCTGAGGGCCTGGCAGTGGCACCCACAGGTTCTGCTGCAGGTCGTCGGCCACGATGGCGTCCAGCTCTTCGCGTTCAGCTGGCGTCAGGAACGGCATCAGCGCCGCGATCTCTTTGGGTGTCATTGGATGGAGGTGAGCTGTGCACTCACCCGATAAGCCCGACGGCGCCCGTGCCGATCTGCGCGGTGACTGCGCTGCCCGCCACCTCGGTGCCGAACTGAATCTCCACCGTCGTGTTGACGTTGGTGCTGTTGTTGCGCACGTTCAGCAGCATGTGCGCGCTGTTGTTGCCAGCCACCGTGGCCGTGCCCAACACCTCTTGCGCAATGGCGGCACCCGCTGCCACGTTGAAGTTGTCGCCGTCACGCAGACTGCTGGCAGCCGCTGCGCTGGTGATAGCCACCTCGGTCGAGTGGCTGCCGACTGCGTTGGCGCTGGCGCCAGCCCCATGCGTCACACGGTAGCCAAGCCGCGCGCCGGTGGTGGTGGCTGCAGCAGTGAAGACCAGGATGGCCTGCAGCGCCAGCGACTTGCCCGGTGGGATCGTGAACGTGTGCCCGGTCAGCGTGGTCAGGGTCGTGACCGTGGTGGCCTGTGTCGCGGTCAAGAAGGCGCTGGCCAGGGTCGCCGTGCCTGCTGGCGCTGTGCCGGTAGCCCCAGTCGCACCCGTAGCGCCAGTGGCCCCCGTCGGGCCTGCTGGGCCTGGCACTGTCGATGCTGCGCCTGCTGGCCCTGCGTCGCCCGTCGCACCCGTAGCGCCAGTGGCCCCTGTCGGGCCAGGCACTGTCGATGCAGCACCAGTAGCCCCGGTCGCACCCGTGGCGCCAGTGGCCCCCGTCGCACCGTTGTTGCCTGCTGGCCCTGCCACCGTGGACGCTGCACCGGTAGCCCCAGTCGCCCCCGTGGCGCCAGTGGCCCCGGTGGCGCCCGCAGGGCCTGGCACTGTCGATGCTGCACCCGTGGCGCCTGTCGCACCGGTGGGGCCTGTGTTGCCCTGTGGGCCAGGCACCGTGGATGCTGCACCCGTAGCGCCGGTGGCGCCTGTCGCACCGGTTGGGCCGGTCGGGCCGGTGTTGCCTGCCGGGCCTGGCACTGTGCTGGCAGCGCCTGTCGCACCGGTTGGGCCAGTGGCCCCCGTGCTGCCCTGTGGGCCTGGCACTGTCGATGCTGCACCCGTGGCACCCGTTGGCCCCGTGGCGCCTGTCGACCCGGTTGGGCCTGGCACCGTGCTGTCAGCGCCTCGCGCACCGATGTCACCTGTCGCGCCCTTGGCACCCGTGGCGCCGGTTGGGCCTGGCACGGTTGACGCTGCGCCTGTCGCTCCCGTCGCGCCGGTCGAGCCAGTAGCGCCAGCCGCACCAGGGTTGCCCTGTGGGCCAGGCACTGTCGATGCTGCACCGGTGGGGCCAGCCGGGCCTGTGGGGCCGTCCTGGCCTTGGATGCCGATGTCGCCCTTGTCCCCCTTCGGGCCAGGTCGCCCAGTCTTGCCAGGGATAGCGAACCCGAAGGGGGAAGCGGTCAGGTTGGGCTTAATGGCCATCAGGCGATGTCCTCTGCGTCTTTGCGTGCTTGGGCCAGGGTCAGCAGCCGCGATAGGCGTGCAGCCTTGGTGGTCTCGTCCAGCTGCAGGGCGCCACCGTCTGCACCGGTCAGCTCAGTGCGGTCAGCGTACACCTGCTTGCGTCGGCCTTTCAGCACCAGGCTGAGCAGGGCGTCGCTGTGCTTGCGCACCGTGAGCACTTGGGGCTTGCCGTCGATAAGCAGGGGCTTGGGGCGCATGGCCATGCGGGGGAAGCCTTCGTCGTCCACCAGGCCGGTGTCATAGGCTTCTTCGACGATGTTGCCGTGCTCGTCGTGCTCGTAGAGCGGCGTCATGTGGCCCTTGTAGACCACCGGCTCTTCGTACCCCGTCACGCCACGGCGCATGGCCTCTTGCTCGGCGCGGTCAATGCCGTCTTCCATCGCATCGTCCCAGGCTTGGGAGAACACCGGGTCGCGGTTGCGGGCGTCGTAGGCGGTAGAGCGGTTGATGCCTACCGCCTCGCATGCGTGGCGGACGACCGGCATCTGCCGCAGGGCAGCCAGGAACGCGTCTTGCCAGGGAAAAGGGTGGTGGGCCATGCGCGCAGTTTGCACAGCGCTAAGCCGTTCACGGATACGGGGCTTTAGAAGCCCTAGGACGGGCTGGAAGGGTTCCGGGCTACCTAGCCCTTGCCGCGTGCTGGTTGACGCGTCTTGGCCACCGCCTGGCCCAGCCGTTGACGATCTTCTGCACGCCTGACTTGCTCATGTCCATCTTTGCCGCGATCTGTGCGTAGCTCATGCCGCCAGCCCGCAGCTCGAACACCAGGTCGATCTCGTGGTCGAGCAACTTGGCACGCGGGTGTGTCTCGCCGATGCGTCGGCCGCGCTCGTTCAGGTTGACCAGAAGCCGATTGACTGGGCTTACCATGCCGACCCCCCGATGTTGTGAGCCGTGGCGCGAACGGGCGATTTATTGACTGTTCGCGTTGAACGGTCAGTTTTGCCGCCGTTCGTATTCGTAACCGCGAACGGTCGATCTTTCGACTGTTCGTTCCAACTTTGACCTGTTTTAACCAACATACACAACATGCCTATAGAGTCATGTTGTGTTGTGTTGGTTGTAAAAAAGCAACACAACACCAACATAGCACCATGTTGGTCTTCATGTTGGTCATGTTGGTCGATAAACCGACCGTTCACAGCCTCACACGCACCGCGAAGCGCAGGCGTCGCACCGTGCAACACGACCAGCGAACAGGCGATAAACTGACCGTTCACTTGCGCTGTCCCAGTTTTTCGCCCTTTGCAGGGAACTTCCATGCGTGCTCTGGGCAATGTTTCTTGAGCAGATTCCGGCCTGTCGCGGGGGTCTCAGGGTCTGTTGTGACGGTCTTGACTTGGATGGGTGCGCCGCAAACAGCGCACGCAGAGCGCCACACCCACAGCTTCATGGTCTCGCCGTCGCGCTGGCGCTTGTAGTCTTCTGCTTCGCCCAGCGTCCAGGTGACGCCGCCAGGGTGGGTGTGCGTCATAGTGGTGCCCCCACGCAGTTGGTCTCGCCGTCGAAGTCGCAGAACCCGTCAGCAATCAGCTTCTTGAAGGCCCGACGCACGCGATCTCGGCGTGTCGCGGGCAGCCCGTCGTCAGTCTTGGAGAACTCGGCCAGGGCCTCGTCCATGACCGCGTTGAACTCAATGCCCTCAGTCTGCACGCCGAACATGCCCTGCAGCACGTCCATCACGATCTTCTCGACAGGCCCCAGCTGACGGCCACCACGCACGGCTGAGCGGGTCGGCATAGGCACGTCGAGCACCACGCAGGACGTGATGCTGTCCATGTCGTCGTCCAGACCGATCTCCACCGGCTTCAGATCGAAACCCCATTCCAGGTCGTCGTCGCCGTCCTTCTGTTTGGACACGCGCATGGAGCGCCCGGCGATGTGGCGCTCGACCTCTAGCTCCACGTCGGCCGCTGCACGCAAGCCAGACCACCCACGGGCGCCCTTGCTGGCGTCTTTGCCACTGTGGTGCACCAGGAGCACCAAGGCGCCCGTGGCTTTGTGGATGCCCTTGCAATGGGCCAGGGCCTTGCCCACGTCCTCGCCCGCGTTCTCGTTACCGCCTGGCATGACCTGCGCGAACGTGTCCAGGATGACCACGTCGGCCCCACCGGCCGCAATGATGGCCTTGGCCACGTCCAGGGCGTCGGCGCGCTCCATCAGGTTGGGGGCTGCGGGGATCACGCCGATGTTGATGTCTGCAGGGCTGATGTT